TATGATTGCTAGGCTTGAAGAAACATTCCCACCAACAAACCCTAACCCTGATGATACTATGGAAAAGATTATGTACAGGTCTGGTCAACGCAGTGTTGTTGAGTGGATCATTCAATATATGGAGGAAAACTAATGGGTAGATCAGTAGAAGATAAATTCTGGTCAGGATTTAATCCCGGCAGCATGAGTGAAAAACATCGTAGTCGTTTGATGGCCGATGTATATGGTGGGATTAAAACTAGACAAGTAACCACAAGAGGACGACCCACTAGATACGGATACGGAAAGAGTTTTACTCAAGATGTACCCTTTTACGATTACTATAACGGACGTGGTTGGGATGAAGTTGGTAAACACATTGGCATCAAAAACGTCAACAGTACGGACGAGGTTCGGCGTTTGTATGACTACATGCATGGCTACAAACCACCAGCTCCTGCTCCTAAGCCTGCAGCAGCGCCAAAAGCGGCGGCACCTAAACCTGCATCTAATCCTTACAAAGAGCAGTCATCAGCACTACTGAAAACAATTGATAGTCTTGTTCAAAGTATGGATAAGCCTGCACCGGAACCACCACCACCACCTAAAACAATTTTTGCTGGATCTAGTAATGTAAGTAACGCTAACAATCTACAGATTGCACCAGCAGCTGGTATTAATAAGCGCGGTGGTACTAATAATTTTAAACGTAGAGCTAATTCAACATCTTCATCTAACTTACGAACTATTCAATCAGTGAACGTCTAATGAATGCTAAATCTAGGTATGATAGATTGTCTTCAGACCGTTCCCAGTTTCTCAATGTTGCTAGACAAGCAGCCAATTTAACTCTTCCATATGTTATCCGTGGAGAAGAAGATTATCAAAAAGGGGCACGTACCCTTATTACACCGTGGCAATCCGTAGGAGCTAAAGGTGTGGTAACACTTGCAAGTAAACTAATGCTTGCTTTATTACCACCACAGACTAGCTTCTTTAAGTTGCAGGTGAATGATCTTAAACTTCCAATGGACCTTGGTCCTGAGATTAAATCAGAACTTGACTTGTCTATGGCTAAGATTGAACGTACAATCATGGAGTCTATTGCTGAAAGCGATGACCGTGTAGTAGTTCATCAAGCTTTAAAGCATCTAGTAATTGCTGGAAATGCTCTTATCTTTATGGGTAAGGATGGGCTAAAGCTTTATCCTTTAAACCGATATGCAATAGATAGAGATGGTAACGGTAATGTTATAGAAATTGTAACAAAAGAAACAATCTCAAAAAAACTACTAAAAAATTTTTACCCTGATTACACAGAACCAAAACCTAATGAGGTAGCTCAAGGTAGTAAAGATGGTACTGATGAGTGCGATGTGTATACACATGTCAGGTTAGATAATAACAGATGGGTGTGGCATCAAGAGGTAGAGAATAAGATCTTACCTAAGTCTATGGGTAAGGCTCCTGTTGACAGCAGCCCGTGGCTTGTGCTACGATTTAACCATGTAGATGGTGAAGTTTATGGACGTGGTAGAGTGGAAGAGTTCCTTGGAGATCTCAAGTCACTTGAAGCACTGTCCCAAGCACTCGTAGAAGGCTCTGCAGCAGCTGCTAAAGTAGTCTTTACTGTATCACCCTCAAGCTCTACCAAACCATCCACGCTGGCGAAGGCAGGCAACGGAGCTATCGTTCAAGGTAGACCCGATGACATTGGTGTGGTACAGGTTGGTAAGACAGCTGACTTTGCTACTGCTTATCAAATGGCACAAGGCTTAGAGCAGCGACTGTCTGATGCTTTTCTTATTATGCAAGTCAGGCAATCAGAAAGGACAACAGCTGAAGAAGTACGTTCAACACAACTTGAACTTGAACGACAACTTGGTGGGCTATTCAGCCTACTAACTGTTGAGTTCCTTGTACCATACTTGAACCGTAAGCTAAGTGTTGCACAAAAAACTGGTGAGATTCCAAGCCTACCTAAAGGTGGTGTAATCAAACCAATGATTGTTGCAGGTATCAATGCTATTGGTCGTGGTCAAGACACTGAAAGTCTTGGTCAATTCCTACAAGTTATCTCCCAAACAATGGGACCTGAAGCAATCCAACAATACATTAATCCAGAGGAAGTCATCAAACGATTGGCTGCTGCTCAAGGTATTGATGTATTAAACCTTGTCAAATCTATGCAAGAGATACAAGGTGAACAACAGCAAGCCATGGAACAGCAACAACAAATGGCAATGACTGAACAAGCAGGTCAACTTGCTGGTGTTGAACAAAAACGTGAGCAAATGATTTATGACAACCAATCCCCCGAAGAAGCGGTCCCGCCGCAAGCCGACCTTACCTGATCCAGAACGTACAGCTGAAGTAGCTGAAAATACTGTATCTAAGATGGCTAGTATGGAGGCTCCAAACATTGTCGTTGAGACACCGGAGCCTAATAAGTATGCACCTAAACCTAAGGTAGGTAAAGCAACCCTTGGACGTTCACCCAACTACGTAGAAACTGTTGGACTTGGTAAACTAAAAGTAATTACAGCAAATGGCAACACTGACGTATGATTCCACCCCAGCTGATCAACCTGAATTCAATGAAGCAGAGCAAGAAGCTCTAGCTATTGGTGAGCAGGCTGAAGCTGAACAACAACAGCTACTTGCTGGTAAGTTTCGTGACACTGAAGCATTGGAACAGGCTTACCTTGAGTTACAAACTAAACTAGGTGAGCCTCGTAGTGAAGAGGAAGCTCCTGAAGAAACACCAGAGCAAGCTGAACCAGAAGAAGAGAAGGAGGACGATAAAGAACCAACAATGACTGCTGAGGATGCAGAGTATCTTCAGAGTATTGTCGGTGGAGAAGAGGCATATAATAATATGCTAAAATGGGCAGGCACTAACCTGAACAAACAAGAGATTGAAATGTATGATAAGGTCATGGCATCAGGTAATGCTTACTCTTGTTTCTTTGCTGTCCAAGCATTAGCAGGTAGGTATGAACAAGCTGTTGGCAATGACGGTCAGTTGTTAACTGGTCGTGGTGCTAACGAATCACCTAATGTATTCCGTAGTCAAGCAGAAGTCGTTCAGGCAATGCAAGACGCACGGTATGATAAAGATCCAGCCTTTAGGCAGGATGTATTCAACAAACTAGAACGCTCTAACCTACAATACTAATGACTGTTACCACCAACGATCGCGGACAACAGAACTTGTTCGCTAAAGAACCACCTATGGAGATTATCGAAGTGTTTGAAACACATGACAAGAAAGCTGAACGTCTCAATGGTCGCCTTGCTATGCTAGGTGTCATTGCTGCTATCGGTGCTTACGCTACAACAGGACAACTAATTCCAGGAGTATGGTAATGCCACAAGGTAAAGGAACTTACGGATCACAGAAAGGAAGACCACCTAAGAAAGGGACAAAGAAGTAATGGCTAAAGGTCTTTATGCTAACATCCATGCCAAGAAGAAGCGTATCGCTGCTGGTAGTGGAGAGAAAATGCGTAAAGCTGGTAGCAAAGGTGCGCCTACTGCTGCTAACTTTAAACGTGCTGCTAAAACTGCAAAGAAAAAATGATTGAATGCCCCCAATGTACTGCGCCTCAGCAGTACGTTCTAGAACAACTACAGACTTCTGCTGGTGTTACAGACCGTACAGCACTGGCAGTCATTATGGGTAACATCCAGCAAGAGTCTAACTTTAAACCTAATGTTTGCGAAGGTGGTGCTATCGTACCTTACGACCGATGCTTACGTGGAGGCTACGGACTTATTCAATGGACATCCATTAATAGATACCGTGGCTTAGGCTCTCATTGTAGAAAGAAAAACCAAGACCCTTCATCATTAAAGTGTCAAACTGATTGGATGATTACTGAATTAAGATGGAAGTATAATCTATTCTCTTTCTTAACTAAACATCAACAAGTCGGTTATTATATGAATGCTGCATACTACTGGTTAGGATGGGGTGTTCATGGTAACCGCACACATTACACCTATTCATTTTTAAATAAATTCTCATGAAATCTATTATTGCTGCTGGTATCCTCCTTGCTTCTGGCTCCGCTGCATCAGCTATCCCTTTGTTTAACCTACCCTTTGAAGTATCTACTGAACGTAGTGATGCATTCAATGTACGTAGCTGTTCTGTAGAAGGAGATAGCAGCCGAGGTGTTTGTTATAATCAAGAGAAAGCTGTGAACCTTGGGCTGTACTCATTTGAACGTGAGCGTTCTTATGCAGTTGATTGTGCCCGACGTGTGTTTAGTCAGGACACTGTACATGGACAAGTTGGTAGAACCTTCTGTCCAATTCAAAGTGCCCTTGCACCTGCACCATTTCTACAATAGCTAAATAGAATAAGGGAGGTGCAATTCCTCCCATAGCTCTAGACTGCCAAGTCTTTAAATTGGTCTTACTTAATCGCTTCATTGGCGATGCTTAATCGCTTCATAAACATGCACTCTTATTTTAATGACCGCTTCAATCTCGCTACAACAACAAAAGAATATTTGGAATGACTTCTGTGATTGGGTAACCAGTACTAACAACCGACTTTATGTTGGTTGGTTCGGAGTCCTTATGGTTCCAACCTTACTAGCAGCTACTGTCTGCTTCATCGTTGCATTTATTGCAGCTCCACCCGTTGACATCGACG